TACCGCCTCTTTGATTCATTGGCATATTATTCTCCTATCTGTCTTGTATAAGCCATTCTGTGCCATTCCACACCTGTATTTGTGTGTAATGATCGTCTACTACTGGTGGTTCTACATCTGTATAACCACATATTGGGTCATCACCATGTGTTCTTGTGCTACCCCAATATTGCATGTTTTCTAAATTGTATCTGTGATAGTAAGTTACTGCTGTCATTATCTGGTTCCGTTAAAGTAATTACTCCAAGTAATTTCATTTAGTATTGAACTACTTGTACCACTACCTGCTGTATCTATATGGTATACATGTGTATTTGACGTTTGTGCAGGGAACATCAGTAGTGTACTGCCTTGTGAAACAGCACCCCATCTTTGTTCGCCACTTGGTATGTAACTGGGATTGTTTGTTACACCAGCAGTATCTACATTTATAAACATACCTTGGTCAAATGCACCACCATAAACATTACCATCTGTGCCCATTGCGGCACCCATTGTGGTAATACCACTTGTTGATATGGTTGTCATCACATTTGCAACTGGATCTAATTCATATACTCTTGTGGCATTGTGACTGGTTATGTATAAATTACCATTCTTACCATTTGTTATACCTTGTGATGCTTGAGCACTAATTGTTTGACCATAATTGTTTAGTGTGCCTTCATCTGTGGTTGGATCTATTTTCAATACCTGTGTTTTGTTATAAGGTGCCGCATATATGCAATTATCTGCTACACTTCTAGTACCTGATACAAATTTTGCAAAAGTTGGCCCACCTAATGATACATTCAGTGTGCTTTCAACTGCTGTATTGGCTGAAACATTGATAATGACTGCATTTGCTGGTGTACCTATACAGTATAATTTGTCTCCTGCGGCTTTTATAAATTCAAAACCAGGATTACTCAATGTTAGTCCCCAATCTTGTAATTCAAAAGAACCTGCATCTACATCATATATCAAGAACTTGTCCATGTTGTATGGTGCCCAATATATTTTGTTGTTGTTTGCTAATGCACCATTAAGATATCTCAAAGGTCCACTCAGTGTTTCGCCACTGTCTATTTCAGTTGCGTTGCCTGTGCTGGGATCATATTCTAGTATGTTACTGGTTGATTTTGCACTTGGAGCCAAATACACATTGCCATTAGGTGCCGCTACTCCACCTCTGTAAGCACCATTAGTGCTGTATATTGTGCTACCTAAGTCAAATGAACTACTACTTCTTGTGCCTGTTAATTCAAAAGAACTAATGGCTGCCGATATTTCAGTGTTGCTGAGTTCATACCATTCTGGATCTGGCTCAGGTGGTCCTGTTTCTCCATAAAATCCTAATCTGGCACTAAAAGGCATAGTTATAACCTCTACTTATAATCATGGCTTAGAGAAGCCAAATAATCTGTTCCATCATAAAGCACACTTATAACATCAATGTCATTTGCACCTGTGCTTAGTGTGGCATTACCGCCTAAGAACTTCATTGAACTGGTTAAAGCATGGCTGCCTACACCATCTTGTTTTATTTTAACCACAAATGAACTACCTGCACTAACATTTGCAATACTGTTAAATGTTACGGCACCGTTTGCAACCATTGTGAATATACTACCTTGGTTAGCATCAACACTTGAACTGATATCACCATTGGTTGTGCCTAAGTCTACAACTGTTTCTTGGAATGACTTCAGTGTTATGTCTTGTGGTGTCATTGTAGGTGCACTTATGTCACCTGTTGCAGTAATAATTGTTGTGCTTACATTACCTGCTGTAATATTACCTGTTGCATTTACACCACTAACAGTATTGATAGTTCCGTCTTGTGTGATGTTAGCATTACCTTGACCATTTCCAAAATTTAATGCTCCAGTATCATTGAACACTATTGTTCTATCTGCACGGAACTTAACAATACTTTGGTCAAAACCACCACTTACACCATCTGTTTTAGTGTATATCTCTTTTGTTAAAGGAACCACTCCAGTCGATACTGTGTTTACATCACCGTCGCAAAATACCCATTCACCGAATGTTTGAATATAACTACTGCCATCATATGCATAATAATCTGTTTCGTGTATCCTATCACCGAATGTGGCACTTGTTTGAATGGCTGTAGGAGATGCAATACTACCTCTGCTCTTAACATAAGCATCTGTTATACCAGTTGATGTGCCTGCACTCATTTGTGCACCTATAAAGTATCTTTCACCACTGGTTTCTGTGTAGAATTGTAAGTCTGGGAATGTTAATAAACCACTGTCTAAATTAATATCTCCGCCACCAACACTAATTCTGCTGATGTTTGCTTGATTCATTCTGGTTATATCACCACTGTAATCTAATATGGCGGCGTTTGCTTCATCTGTAAACACTGCTGTCACAGCCTCATTACTAGCATTTCCTAAGAAGATATTACCATTGTTAAGTGATGGCGTTTGATTCGTTCTTCCCGCTCCTTGAACCAATATAAAGTTAGGTGCTAATGCTTTGGCAATTTTTTGTATCAGTGCGCCTTCACCTGTGGGTTTGGTTTCTGTTAATGTGCCATCATTGCTCACATACAGTTCAGCACCTTCTGTAAAACCATGTCCACTAAAGTTCATTGTGCCTGTTGTTACTGCTTGTCCACTGTTACCTGCACTTATATTTTCTTTGATAATACCCATTGCTGGCATTTGTGAAGCAACTAAATTGTTTGCTGGTGCAACACAGGCTTCATCACCTTGTGCGCCTGTGATGTATACTGCCTGACCTTTTGTTAAGGTGCTGGCTGTGTCATTGTGAACACCCACACTTATAGCACCATCTAAATCACCAAAGAATTCTGTTGTTGCAGTGATAATATTTGCTGTGATATTATCAGCAATTATGTTTGCTGTGCTATATCCATTTTCCAAGAAGTTCTGAACATCTACATTACCATAAGTACCTGCCGCTGATGTAAATGTTAAAACACCAGCACCATTTGTGGTTAACACTTGTCCTGTTGTGCCATCTGCACTTGGATAACTGATACCTGCTACTGTTAAATTACCACCTATCAACGTTTGACGTGCTTCAATATTTGCCGCTGAAGTAATTGTTCCATCTAATGCAATATTAGCCGCACCACCATCATTAGGGAATCTACCAATACCACTTGCATTAAAGGCTATATGGCCACTTGGTTCTAATCTTAATCTGCCTAATGGAAAACCTGCATTAACATTACCGTCTAATCTCTGAGAAATCTCATACATAACCGGAGTAATGTTTGCTGTGGCTGTGTAATCTAAATATGTGGCTATTTCTATACCACCCTGTTGTGAATTACTAGTAGAATTAACTTCTATTAAATCATTTGTGCCATCATATGCTTTGTATTGTGTTCTTGTGATATAATCATTATTGCCTACTGCCGCAGGAGATGATATACTGCCACCATATTTGTTATATTCGCGACCAATACCAAAAGTACCGTTTCTATATACATCTACTCTTTCATATTGTAAATCAGTGTCATCTTTTTCTATGTCAAATACAAAATTAGGAGATTTAGTTGCCGAATTTGGCGAACTAATAAACATGTTTTTGTTTCTGTCAAATTTAACACCATATAAATTATCTATTGCTGTATCACTGTTTATTTCAATGTTACTTGTACTACTGGTCTTTAAATGTCCTGCTGTTATATTTGTATATTTTAGTGTACTGGTGGTTAAGTCTATGTTACCAATTGCTGTAGAAAGGGTTAAGTTACCTGCAGGTGCACTTTTAATATCACTAGTAAGTACATTACCTCCCATCTGTAAATCACCGTTAACGGTCAAATCGTCGTTAACGGTTGCACCTGCCTGCATGTCAACATTTGTTGTGAATGTGTCTATAGTACCACTAGCACCTAATTCTACTGTTACACCATTATATGTAACGTTACCTGTTGCAGCCGTATTTGCTGGTGTAAAGTTAAAAACACCTGTTGTGTTGTTATAACTTAGTGCACCATTACCACTTGCTGCCGCTGTGGTAACACTTAAATTGGTTAAACCTATAAGTTCTTGATATGTGCTACCATCATTTGAAAATTCCCATGCATCTGATGTTTCATTCCAACGTAAAACAGTATTTGCACCTGCTACCGGTCTGTTTGCAATAATACTTACTGTGGCATCTGAAGCCGCATTGGCATTTAGTGTTATGCTTTGATCTCTTACATATAAATCTTCAACATTTCTGTAATTTAAATTACCACTTACTTCTATGTTGCCTGTAACATCTAAATTACCTGTTATGGTATGTGTTTGATCAGCACTACTACCAAAAGCAGTTGTGCCTGTCATTGTGAGATTACCAGTACCATTTAGGCCATTTGTTTCTATGTATGCTTGTGCTTGTGCATTTGTTACAAATGCTGTTAATTCTGGTGGTGTATATGTGAATACACCTGACACATTGCTGTAACTCAGTGTGCCACTACCACTTGCACTGGCTTGTGTTACACTTACTGCATCTCTGCTTAATGTGTCTGAATAATATTTGTTTGTGCTACCTTCTGTTAAGTTATCTGTGTTAACAGTAGCACCACTGGTACTAAAGTATATGTTATTGCTACCTTCTGTTAAGTTATCTGTGTTAACAGTAGCACCACTGGTACTAAAGTATATGTTATTATTACCTTGTGGTAAATCATCAGTAGTAGAACCACTAAAGTCTGGTGATATATTTGCACTACTGCCTAAATCAATTGTTGTACCATTGATTATGATGTTTGAATTTGCCAATTGACTGTTTGGGAATACCAGTGCTTCTTCTACACCTATACTGGTATAATATATTGAACCATCATATAAGATGTTCATTATTGAGAATGCTAATGGATCTGTATCTAAATTCTTATAATTGTTAACAAATTCATAATTATTCCATATAGGATTACTGGTGTCTAAGTCATGTCCACCAAAAGCGTTTTGTGTGAATATGATTGTGGCACTACGTCCTGTGAATACATTTGAAATGTTTAGTCCTGTGACGTCAGCATTTAGTGTGGCAGTGAATATTCTGCCTTGAAATAAATCTAATGAAATGTTTCCACCAACAGTTCCTAATGGTACTACTCTTTCATCTACACTTTCTGTTACTGTGGTACCTACTATAACATTACTGGCTGTTTGTGATACTGTTACTACATCTGTAGTGCTATCTACTGTAATGTTGCTCAGTGTAGAACTTACTGTTATATTTGCCATGTTATACTCCTATGATAATGAAATAAATCCTGCTTCGTCGCGTGGATTACCTGGAGTTACATCTGGTTCATACCTTTCTATAAGTGCCCATCTATGGCTGTCTGTTGTGCTTGGAGTTGTTGAAGTATCTGTCCATTTAAAGGCTACTACTGTTATTGGTACATTTGTTCTAGCATCTGGTACAATGTTACCTGTGTAACGTTGACTTGGTATTGTGAACTTGATATTACCAATTGAGGCATCTGTTGTTACAATATTACCTGAACCTATTTCTGCATTTGCAAAATATCCTACCACAGTACTGCTGGTAAAGTTAGGGTCACCTGTTGTTCTATCGTATGTTAGTTCATCAACAACTATGGTTTGATAATCTGCTTCAAACGTGTATGCACTTACGTCAGTGCCATAGTCATATGTGAATGTTTTTTGGGTTGATGGAAATAGTTCAAGTACTTGAACATTGTCTGCTCCACCTAAATATGATTTAAAATCTAGTAGTCTTCCGGCCATTGCTTCGTCTCCTTAAGGAACTTCCTTACATACTGAGGCATATAAGGCGTTTTGTATTCTTTATATTTATCTTCTTTTGTGTTTTGTTACCGCCAAATAACAGTTCTGCTCAATGGTGCACTCATATTCAATAGGTTTTGGTCAGCATTACCACCTCCACTAAACACATATCTTTTACAACCAAATGTAACATTTGGTGAATTTGTATTTGGTGCTTGTTTTTCAAATGCATATAGATCATGGTTTTCTGCAAATATATAAGCAGGTTCTCCAAATGAACCGGGATATGGTGCAATTAAATCAATACTTTCTACACGTCCTTGTCGATATGTACCTGATTCTGGATTTGTATCTATGGTTACTAGTAAATTACCACTTAGTGCACCTTGTGTGCCTGTTGCTATTGTTCTCAACATACCATCTGGGTATAAAAACGTTTGTTCACCCCACACAATGCTGTTTGCACCGTCTGTGTTGTATATATCAAAGGTTGAACTTATGTCAAGTGTTACATTGTCTACATCTAACACAGTTATATTAGCATCTAGACTGGTATCATCTCTGAAACAATACAACTTACCATCTACACCAAAATTTGCTGTTCGGAACCAAGTGTATATACCTCTTTCTATGTCGGTACTACCAGGAGGTGACATGTCATATGTTGCACTAAAGTCTAATTCACTTACAAGGTCAATACGATTACCTACTGCAATAATTTTTTGTGTGGTATCTACGTTTGCAGGATCTACTTGGCTGTTTTTACTACAACCTGCGCCTGGTATAGCATACAACTTACGTGTATGTGGATGTTGTGCTACTACTTTTAATCTGGTTGTCGGATCAGTGGTGTTAACTTCTTTGTATGCAAATTTTCTGAATATATGGCCACCATATCCACCGGTACCGAAGAAATCTACATACATGGCACTATTGGCAGCAGTATCCCAATTGAAATATGTTTCTTGCACTACACCACTGTAAAATGAATTTATTTTCACAATGCTATTTGAACCACCTGGTTGAAAAGTACCAGGAACTCCAAAATATGTAAATTCTGCATAATTAGTATCATAATCATATGTTAATTTTAAACCACCATTTCCATAACCATTATAACTCAAGTACTGAACATTGGTTCCAGGAAATTGTCGATTTATTGGTGTTGGATGAAAATCCTCTATAGTGGGTTCTTTTTCGCCTAAATTTGTAGCATATATTATATTTGCAGGATCGTCTGGTAATTTCGGGTCGCTTTTTGTTGCAAACCATTGTCTTTGTGGTGTTATGTTTGCAACTGTGGCTGTTTCAGTGTTATATTGATAAACAAATAATTCGCCATATGCTCTAAACCCAGCATAAGGCTTATTTATACCTGTTGTATTTGAATTTATTTTGTTAAATGCTAACAATGTGATGTTTCCAGGATCTTGTGGATTTACACTTGCTAATACACCACTATTAGTGTTTATGTTTGCATTTAAATCTATTGTTACAGTATTTGTTAGTTCTGGCACAACTGTTCTATCTTCACGTGCTTTGCTTAGTAATTTAGTAGTAACTATTTTAGCAGTAAGGTTGTCACTAGGATATACATTGTATGTCCATTCTCCAAATGCTGTTTTGTTTGCACCTGGTGTTCTAGTGGTATTTGTTTGTGTGCTTGGTCTTAATCTTCTACCTGTACTTTCGAATGCCATAATTACTCCGGTTTAGTTGGCCAAACAATGTCATCCTTGCTGGTTGGATTAGGATATGTTGTTGGTAAATTTCTTAATGCTTGTCTATATGTTTGCCATTCTGTTTTTTTACTGCTACTTAATGGTGAATCAGCACCTTGTGTCCAATCAGAATCTGATAGTAGTAGATTACGTCTCTGTCTAAACCATTGTGGCACAATGTTTGGTGGTGTAACTGTTTCTACTTGTAATGTATCTAAATTTACTATTTTGTTATCTAGGTCTGTGACAAATTCATTCAAATAACTTTGTTCACTGTGTTCTGCTATTCTGGCATCTGCTTGTTCCAATGTCATGCGTCTTGATATGATTAATTTGCCTGTAACATTGTTATAAAAAGTAAAATACATTATTTTTCTCCTTTTGTTACACGCAACATTTCATAGTTCATATTACCAAATGATCTAACAAACGTATTACTTGTATCTATATCACTGTAACCTCTCAACACAATGTTTGCTGTTTGTGGAGTCATGTCTGCAGGATGTCCATTAGCAACTGGATCTGTGTTTATCTTTCTTGCATACACCAATGGTGGTGGAGGTGTTGTGCTTGGTAAGTTGGATATTTCTACACCACCGCCTGTAAAGGTAGTAGATGCTGATGCTGTTGCATTTGCCCATGTAACTTTTACGTTTGTGCTAAATCCTAAATCATATGCACCTGTTATTGTTCCACCTAGTGTTGCACTTGCAGATACTTCATAATCTCCAATGTCACTGTCTGTGATGTCATAACTTTCTTCAGTTATAATTTCTTTAAATGTTGTGCCTGATACAACATTGGTATTTGGGCCCGGTGAATCTGCCAATTGAGCACCTGCACCAAATGTTGCCATTGTTTGATTCGGTATGACACTTCCGTATACTGTTGGCAATGCATCTACATTACCATAATTACCTTGGAATACATCTATGATAGGTATATCTCCTATAATTGGTATTCTAGGTAAATCTATAATGCCAATATCTGGTGTTTCGATGCTGATTGGGTTTGAGTAATAATCATCTGAATATTCAATACAACTCATTCTTGCATTGATCATACCTGTTTCACTGCTGACTTCTGTTACTCGCATAACTCTAAACAATTTGTCTGTCCAACCATAAAGACTGTTAGTGACTTTGATTATGTCACCAACATCTGTCTGTATACCACTGAAATCACTTTCGAACTGTATTACTGTTGCTACTCTGCTTTGATTAAGGTCAATGTTTGCTAATCTTTCTGCTCTCACATTGTCGTTGATCATATCTATTTTGTAATTAAGAATGTTTTCTGGTTCGTTGGCATTTCTATCGGCTAATGGTGTTGACACCAATATTGTATTTGTTTGGTCTTTTCTGTTTTGATCCATAAATTCTATTTCTACACCATTGTATAGTGAATATAATTCTGTTGAACTTATGTCTATCTTACTGGTTATGTTGTCATCATTGTATACCAAACAATTGGCTTTTTCTGCTGTGCTTATTGCTCTGTTAGGTATAGCGGCAAACACACCATCTTTAACATTGTAAGTAAAGAATGTTGCACTTGCTTGACATATCTTGTCTATGTTAGTACTTGCACTATCAAATGTGCTCAGCATACCATTAATTTCATAACGTTTGTTTGTGGTGCTTACATTTGCTTTGTTTGTGTAAGGCACTAGTTCATCGGCATAACCTGCCATTTGTGTGTTAGCAGTACCTATAATACTGTTAACATCTATATCAGCATTTGTTAATTTTGCACCGTATCTATCTGAGGTCAAGAAATCATATAATACAGCACCTGGATTGTTAAG